CAGAAGGTTCTCTTTTGTGACTTCGGGTAACGTCTTGTTCGTCTACGTTCTTTTGAACAGTATTGTCGATCTTTCCTAATTTTCGCTCTTTTTCTGTAATAAAAGTGATTCCAGAATTTCCGCTAAATCTAAGATCTCCCAATGCGCCAACTCTATTTGTTATAGAGCCAGAAATATCTAAGTCTGACCTACTTCCGCCTTCAACGGGGAGTTGGTATAGACCTTTAGTGCCAAGTCTGGGATCAGGTGAACCTGGCTCTCTTGAGCCTTCAATAAACATCAACTGCATAGTTGAGTATTGATCTGGCTCAAAAGTCTCAGTTATTTCTACTTTTTCACAGAGACGCAAAATATGATGAGGAAGATTTACCATGCGTTTACCGCTGGAATCTCCTATCTTTATCTCAAAAAATGGGTCTCTGAATTTATCGTAGTCAGCCATTAGTCTTTCAGCGCATTAATAGCGTCAGTAACTCGTTCGAGTTCTGGAATTCTTAGTGTAGTGCCTTCTTTTAATTCAAAGAAAGGATCTCGAATTTCGTTGAACTCGTATATTACCCACCACAAATCTGGATTTCCATAAGCCTTAGAAGATACCAAATCTGGTCTATTTTCTAAGTCTTTAGTTATGGTAACGAATGTGTCGCCGTCCGATTGAGGCAGATTTAAAGGTTTACGAAGAACCAAGAAGTCTTTTCCACTTCTGTTCTTAACAACCTCTCCACCAGTATATCTAGATAAATCTTTAAAATTAGCCATTATAGATTGTCACTAATTCGTCTGCGATCAAATGATCTGATTGTATACTGAGTTAACTGAAACGAAACTACAGCCTCCATAGGAGACAAGTTTGGTAACTGTTTAGTAATCCTAATCCTGAGATTAGTAACTACCCACAATTCACTATTCCTGCTAACTCTATCTCCCTTAGGAGAATTAGATAAACTATTTCCTGCAAACAATACACAAAGGGGAGGAGAATTTCTTAGTCTCTTAGGTACTGGTAACAACTTATCGTCGTACACTGGGTATAAAAGGGATCGGTAATAATTCAAATAGTTAGAGATATCTAACTTATCGCCTTTGTTATCTTTAGTTACAAGAGATGCTCTTGGTGCCGGTACTGAAACATTAAAAAAGCTGGAAGCAATCTTTCCAACTACGCTGAGAGCTTTATTTATTGGGTTACTATCTGCTCCAGGTTTACCAAATTTTACGTCTGACGCAAAGTCAGAAGTATCTGCTGTAACTAGAGCGTCAAAGTTGACTTGTCTAGGTCCAGAAGAAATCCATTGTAGAATTTGGTCACTTTGTCCTGGAATATTCTGAGGAACCCAATTAGCTGATTTACTTTCTTCCCAAGACGAAGGGTTAAGCAAAAACACTCCACAAGGATTGTTCTTGTTAATATTACCTCTTTCGTCGATGGTAAAGATTCCCGATCTTAGCAATTCTCCAGTATTTTCGCTACTAGTATCTGCTAAGTAGTTTCCGCCTCTAAGCTTATTGAACTGATTTAAAGGCACTGTTATCTCCTAGGCATACTATTGGCAGGAATTGACTTATCCTGCTTATCTGCCACTTTCTTGATATTCTGAGATCGGTCAACTCCGGCAGCAAAAATGTTTACCCATTCTTCTGGAGTAATCAGTTGTGATCCTGCGGAGCTTTTACTCATTGCTTGAAAGAAAGCATCTTTGACCTGAGCCTGTTGATTTGCGTCAACCTGGCCTAAAAAGTCTCTGATTTTTTCGTGCTTTTCTTCTTCTTGTTCTGGCATTGAAGGATTGGCTACAGAAGTAGCGGCTCCAGTTTGGCCAGTAGTAGTTAAAGTTTCTTGCGCTTGTAATGCTGGTATTTGTGTACCTGGGACATTAGCTCTGGCTTCTTTTTGTTTGCCACTTAGCTGATCTGCCCATCCTTGGAACGTTTCTCCAAGTTTTCCTGCACCTATACCAATCCATCCGGCGATGTTTTCCCAGCCTTCAGCAATCATCTTTAACAGAGATATAATTGCATCACCAAGCATAGTGAAACCATCTACGATAACGCCAACAACTTTTCTTAATGGTTCAAAGTTAATTACTAGATCAAATATAGCTTTACTTAAATTAAACACTCCAGAAAAGAATTTCTTCCATTCATCTGAAGTTTCTACAATACCTCTGAATACTCCATATAAAGCAGAACCAATGACTGCTAAAGGAGCAAAATTTCTAGCTACTAATCCTATCACATTACCTAAGGAAGAAAATATTCCACCTATTCCACCTAAGCTTCCAACTACGTTTCCAAGTCCTGTAAACCTACCAATTACGGCAGCTACACGACCTAAGATTCCACCGAAAGTTAATAGTCTCATTGCTGAGCCTAAAGCAATAGTGGCAGCAGTAATAGTAACGATAGTATCTCTTACTAGGTTTCCAGATTCGATCCAGTTTCTAGACCAAGGTCCAGCATCAATACCTAATAGTTTTGCAATGGTGCCAACAAAGTCACCTACTATTTTATCAATAGCTTTAAACCAACCAATAAGTTTTGCGCCAACATCAGAAACGAATCTAATGATAATAGCGCTAACTCTGGCTAAATTTGTAGCAAGTCCTAGTAATCCGTGTTTATCTAAAAGTTTAGCAATACTTTCGTCCATCTTACCGATACCCTTAGCAAAATTTTCAGGGTCGGTAAGGAAGGAGTGAACAAGCTGGAACGTTCCTCTTACGAAAGCTGCGAACAACTTCAATTTCTCCATGAAACCATCAACACTATTAGTAACTGCCATAAACCCTAATGATAGAGCGCCGACAATACCCAATAGAGCAGGTAAACCAATTCCAAGAGAACCCAATGCTATAGTCGCTAGTCTCAACGTACCAAACACAGCAGCAAGGCCAGCTACAGCAGAAGTAGCAACAATTATAGCTTTAGTCAGAAATAGAATGTTCTTTTCATTCTTTCTGATGTTATCTAGCATGTCAGTAAACTTGTCAACAATGTCTACGACTTTTTCTAGAAGTGGAGCAAGGGCGGCTCCGATGAATCTTCCAATAGAGCCACGTAAAAACGTAAAGCTCTGTCGTAAATCCATCATAATATCGGCCAAATCTCTTTGACCTCTCATAGCTCCTCTAGTGGCTTCACGAAGCAATCTATAACCCAAAGCTAATCTAGCTTGAGTACTGATTACTCCTCCCATAGTTCCTCCAGCTTTTTGGAGAATTGCCATTTGAGCTTGTAGCGCTGGATTAGTTCTTGCTACTAAATTTAGAAACTCTAAATTAGTTACGGAACCATCTTTTAAGAATTTGGTGAAGTTTTTAATTCCTTCTCCAGAATCCTTACCTGCCAGCTTAGCGGCAGTTCCAGCCCTAGCTACTAATTCTGCAATTCTTTCTGAACTGTGAACTATTCCTAGAGACTTAAGCTCTATACCAGCACGCATGGCTTCAAAACGATCAACTGCTGTCGTAGTGAATCCTTTAATTTGCTGGAAAAATTCTCCCCTAGGACCAATAACTCGTTCAAACTGATTAGTTAAACGATCAAGATTGGCTCCTTCCGTTAGGAACTCAGAAAACTTTCTGAAACCTCCGGTGAACAGGCCAATGTAAGCAGTGGTAGAGAACATCACCCTATTGAACTGGGTAACATCCAATGAAGCTTTTTTTACAGACCGACCGAAATTGTCAACCTCTTTGCTCGCACCACGGAGTTTACCCGATGCAGCATCGTGGACATTAACGGCTATGTCTATATTACTTCTTGCCATTTATTTAGTCCTTTTTAATAGAACTTAGATAATCAGTATACGCCAATTTAATTTTCTTTCTGGTAGACCACCCAAGATTATCTATCTCACTGGGAGGCCACCTAAACACTTTCCCAAAGAAAACATAATCTTCCAAGAGATCATCACGGTGGCTAGTGTAGGTTAGCTCTGTGATCCCTTGGTAGGGTCGAAAAAACCTGGCTCGTATACGTTAAGTTTGAAAGAGAAATCTTTGCTACACTCAGAGCAAGTTACCTCTACAGTAGTATCAATACCACCCTCCAACTTAAAATCTTTAACTTTATCCTGCAAGTACATTAAATCAGATGCAGGAATAGTTTCTGTGTCTTTTTCATTGATTCTATCTTTAACGTCATATTCGATGCTCTCAGCTTTAGTATCAACTGGAACAGCTAGACTTTTCATAGAAACAGTAAGCAAAGAAGTGATTAGTGTCTTTTGCTTTTTATCTGTAATCTTTAGAATCTCGAATAAGTCATTCATATAAAGAGGTTTTAATTCCACAATCATTTTAGATTTAGGAAGTTCAACCTTTTTATCTTTAATCATTTCTTCCACAGGCATCTCATCAATTTCTAGTTTATCTAGATCTAGCCTGAGGTTTTTATTCTTAGCTTCGCAATGAGGACATTGAGCTTCATGATAAAAACGGGGACCATATGTGTTCTCCCGTACTTTAATCAAAACTGTTTCTAGGTCTCCAGCAGTCAGTTTATGAACTGCATCAGATATTTTACCTTTCCACTTTAAACCTTGTTCAGTTTGAAGTGAAAGGATCATATCTTCTAGAATCCTAGGAACGTGACCAATGTTTCCAACAACTAGGTCTTTGTCCACTAGGTAGTTTTGCTGTTTACCACGAAGTTCGTCGATCTCTGCGAATCTAAAGTGATCTTGGCCATCTAATAGGCCATTGGGTAATTTAATAAGCATATTTTACTCCTCGATAGTAGTTATACTTAAAAAGCTCGTCGAATAAGCCTCTTAGCGATATCCTTAACGCTAAAGGGATTAGTGTCAACGCTCGTCGTTTCGACTGAAAAGCTCTCGTAAGCTAATACAAGCTTTTCCATACTTAGCATATCATCTGCATCTGCTGAAAAGTTAGATGCGGGTTTATATTCGATTGGAAAAGCATTTTTTAAAACATACCGTTTTACAGTTCTACCAGCCCTATCTTTGTGTTCGATAATTACATCCCTACGGTATTCACTCGGAGGTAATTGTGGACCGGCAGCACTCCCCAACCTAGATTGATCTCTATTTCCTGAGACTAATTCAATATATTGAATAGCCCATTCATGGAAATTAGTATCCGATGTTACTCCTCGCATAAGAGTAACTGGTTTATATTGAACTGAATCAATAATTTGCTTTGGAAATAAGTGTGCGCCACCTTCTGCATAAGATTTGACGTTAATGTTTACTTCTGGGGTCTCTACTGAAGAGAATCCAAGTCTAGTAAACGTTTCAATTCCCCCAGACTGAATACTTACAGTCCATCGGAATTTATCTAGTGGGTCTTTTGAAGACGGTCTAGCCATCGTTACCTCAAGAAAGGAAGTTTATCAAGAACAGCACTAGCGGCCACTAATAGTCCGCCTTTAGCTATTTCTTTAGCAAATCCACCAGCGCCACCTTCAAGTTCTAGAAAGAACTCATAAGTGAGGCTTAATTCTTCAATTAGCTTTTGGTCGCTCTGGGAGTTTAGGTCGTCTCCGCCTTTATAAGAGCTAGGCCAAGCATTAAACATATACCATGCTTTTATGGGAGTTCCTTCTCTATCTAGAACTTCTATAATAACATCTTTACGAAAATTTTCACTTTGTACAACCGTAAATTTAGCGTTGCTAGCTAATTCTTGGGCGACACTAGTGAGTGCGATTTCGTCATTAACTAATCTATACCAATCGTATAAATCTCTATTTTTAGTTACTCCACGTCTGAGAGTTATAGGATCATATTTAGCTAACCCAGGCATTCGTGAGAATCTTTGGGCATCTAAATTTTCTCTATAATCCATAGCGTTAATGGTAACTTTAGGTAAAGTAAGTTCGCTAAAACCAGCCCTAGTGATAATAGAAAGTCCTCTTAAAGGACGAACTAATCCACCTACGGTGGTTGCTAATCCTTCTAAACTTAGATCAATTGCAATAACAGTTAATCTAAATCTGAACTTTTCTACTGGATCTACTGTACTGGGCCTAGCCATTATTACCTCAGAGAATCGGGAGGAGTCTTTCGACTCCCCCCTCTAAATTATCCTTATAAAGAGCCTGAGACAGGTCTTGCGTTAGAAGTACCTGGAGCTTCTTCTCGGAAGTCCTCATATGCAAGGGTCAATGATTCCATTGACTTTTCACCATCTTCGCCAGCATTCAAATCTGAACCAGGAACGAAGTTAGTGGGCCATGCGTTATGAAGGGTCCATTGCCGAGCAACGTTTCCTTCACGATCTAACATTTGGATTGTTACATCCTTACGATAGTTAGCCGCAGCAGCATCTGGCGCTCTCGCAGCCAAAGCTTCTCGACCAACGTGACCAGTGGTAGGATTGTGTACAGCACTCATCCATTTATAGAATTCATTGTTTGGGTCGTTGATAATTACTCCACGACCTAGTACAACATCTTCCATAGAACTCAAGCCAGCGAAAAGCTGGTTGATATCAGGATCAATACCTTCACGATACGTGCCCTTTGTAGTGGAACGTTTAGGCATCTGAAAATCATGAACACCTAGACGAACCAACGCAGTGTTTTCCGAAGCACCATCAGCACTCCACGACACAGCAAATCTAAATTTCTCTAAAGGATCTACTACAGAACTTCTAGCCATGTTATATCTCCTTTAATTAATTGCTAGTTGGGAGCGGAAATTCAAGAGCAATCTCAATGAATCTTACCGCTGTGTTAGGTCTGACAAGTACACGGACTCGAAGAAGACCTTGATCTAGCTCATCTTGTGTTGGCTCAACTCTGAGAACTCGGAATTGCTCCGACTCAGGTAAACCAGCAGGAAACAAGTGAATGTTATTCCTTAAAAATGAACCGATAGCTCTTTCGACTTCGGACTGAGTTTGAGGAGAAAAGTTCTCCCAAATAAAAGCCCTAAGACCAGGCTCAAGAGAAGCTTTAATATATTGTAAAGTTCTCATAACCTGAATTAGCTGTTCACTGGCAGTTACAGCAGAGCCTCCGGCAGTATAACCGCCAAAGATAACTCGGCCAGAACCAGGAAATTCCTGGAGCCTGTTAATGAAAGCCAATCGCAATGGAGCCGCATCAAGTCTCTCAGAAAGAGATAGAGACAAACCAATTACACCTGCGAGGCCAGCAAATTTGATGCCAGCAGGAGCGTGGCTTGGTCCACCGATAGCAATATTGGCGTCAATTCGACCAATAACACCTGCAACGTGGCCTACAGGGTCAACAACCACAGTAGGAGAAGGAGGAGTATCTGATCTATCGGTAACAGATACATTATTAAAATACCAAGCCATAAGCCTAGAGGGATTATTAATTACGTTGTCTTTATAAACTACTGCGGTTGGAATTTCGATAGTAATCATATCGTTGTCCGCAAGACCTGTAACGCTTGTTAGCGTAATAGTGTCTGCGCCATCATCTACAGCAGTAATAGTCCCAATAAAGGTCGAGGCTTTATATACTACCATTCCAGGAGTGACGTTAGCTAAAACAGGAGACCCCTGTAAACTAACAACATTACCAGTAATAGCTCCAGATGCTAATAGCTGAGCAGCCAAAAAGGTTGCACGAGTGTTAGCTCTGGTGATTTGGCGAGGCATAGCAGCCAATGAAAATGTAGTCGAAAGAGTAGCGCCAAATTCTGCTCTAACGGTTTCGCTATAGTCAATTAGGGCTGGATGCACAAGGTAAGCAAGAGACAGGGGTAATCCTGGAATGCAAACTAAACCTAGTGCGTCTACAGCATCGAGTGCTCGAAGACCTGTGCCATTCGCAGCAGATCCGATGAATGAGTTAGCGGTTGGAGAAACTCCAACATTTACGATAATTGCCGTAGCACCGATACCAGCGTTGTCATAATAACCCTGGATCGCATAATACGCTTCGTAAAGAACATCATCGGGATCACCAAACTGAGCCTCAAACTCTTCAAGGCTATTAATGGTGACTGGCGAATTAACAGGAGCGCCCAAAAACGAACTGGAAATTAAAAACGCAGTTACGCTTGTGGCGGCACCTGGAATCTGTACGACTCCCACAGGAACGTCAAACACCTGGACCCGTTCTGGTCCGATATTTGTATTAAGTAGTGCCATTATTTATCTCCCTTAAATATCATCTATTATTGTATTTTCGGTTTCGTTGTCGCCTATCGGCGTAGCGATATCCGTAACAACTCCTGTTTCAGAAACCTCTCCGAGTCTGTCAACCCAGAATTGAACCCAAAAGACGAATTCATGGACCCAATAATTAGATCCTTCTACATCTCTTGTGTTATGGTCTCTAAAGTGAAACATCAATAGCTGAAATTCAGCGTTACTGACGATCTTAGAGCTATCTGATACTTTAAAGGTATCAGGTACAATATCTTCTAGAACTATTTGCGTAGTTCCAACAAAACCAACTACTTTTGATTCAAATGGCCTTATAAAGGTTTCATCTAAATCGTTTTTTGTCGGGAAAAGGTCGTTGAAAAGAAAAACAGGGTCGTTTATATTAAACTTACTATTGTCAGCGACGTTTACCGTTGAGCTGCCACCCAGAGGTATGTCCGCAGTTATTAACTGCTCCGCACTAAGTTTAGTACGTTTGACAATTGGTAATCCTGTTCTTGGAGGGTTGAATTCTTCCCATACTCTATTTAGAACTTCTACGTGAACTTTGCGCTCTTTCGAGTCAATCCTAACTAAGTAGTACGCATCTACAGGAATTTGAGGACTTATTCCTGCATTTGCAGTAGTTCCTTGGGCGGGATCTGCACAGGTCACTAGAGGCACCTTAATGGGTTTAGTGGGGTCCATAATCATGAACCGAACTAAGCTGGGGTCTGATATCTGAAATACGTTACCAGTTCTAGTGATAGTAGCATTGGCAGCCGTATTAGGAGATCCTACCCCTCCAATAGTGATAGAGTTCGTATTAATGTCAATTGCTGTAATAGGAAAGCTAGCTGCTACAGAATCAACAAAATTATCACCAACTTTTATAGTATTCAAGTCAACAGGATCATTGAAAACAATAACTCTAGTTCCAAGAGTAAATACAAAAGCTGGCAAAGCACTCAATAGTGTATTAGATACAAAAATTGAATGTTGACCTATAGAGACCTTAGTTACGGATGAAACCGTATATGTCCCTACGTTATTTCCATTCAATAGTCTAATGAGCATTCCTGGCTGTACTTTAGCAATTTGAAACATTGAAGTTTTCAATTCATTGCCTGCCACGGAAATAGTTCCATCAGAGCTAGAAGCTACTATTTCATAAGCTTTAGGAGAGCTAGAAACAGGAACTTGCATCCATCTGCCGTATTGAGGCACCACTCTTCCAGTAAATCTATCTTCAAAGGTTTTTAAAACTTTAATGAAAAAATGAGGATACTGTATGTGATGTGCGTCAGCGGAACTGTCGGTAAATCTAGGTTCAATAGGTACTTGGACCAATTCTCCAGTAAGAGGATCAAACTGATCTTGAAGTACTACTTCATCTTGAGTCCTAGAATTATGAAAGGTAATTCTTCGGATTTCACGAGATAGAGCTTCTTCTATGTCTTTAAAAATACGAACACTCATATTTACGCTCTATTTCCTTTTTTGAGATTATCAATAGCAGGTAAATATTGAAGATTGGTTTCTATATGCAATCCGCAAATATTTTTACCTTTCAAAGGAATAATATGATCTACGTGATATCCTTTTGGACAATTATTATAGATCTCTTTAATTTTCTCTAAATTAGCCCATTTAGGAGTAGCCTGCATTTTTGCTGCTCTTCGTTTGGCTTCTTTCGCTGCATGTTTTCCTAAATTATTTTGAATCCACAATCTATTATATTCTTTAAGTTCAGTTTTATGTTCTTCCCTATACTTTTTGTGATATTCAAATATCTTACTTTTATTCTTATTTTTGTACCACTTTAGATAACATTTTTTGCACATGGATCTGCTGTAAATTTTATTTCCACAACAAATCATTATACTGCTATCCTTTTGATTACCTTTTCAGCTTCTTGTACTAAAGCAGTAAACCATTTTCTATGATTACTAATCTTCCAGTAACTGATAGCTGAGTCCATTTTCTTAAAGAAATCACCTGGATCTTCGTCAGTTTCATTATAAGAACTAACTAAAGTGTAAGTAACCTTTTCCTTAGTGATCCTTTTACTTATCTTTAAATTTTTAATCAAATTGACTATATTTACGTAAGCTTCAGTAGACGGATCTAATTTTTTTTTCTTTGTTAAGTTATCCATTCTATCAAGTAGGTCCGTAGCCTTATGGGTTCTTAGGCCGTTATTTCTCATGATATTTTCTGCTTCAGAGAAATCCCCTTCTTTGATCCGGTCGATAACGTCGTTCAAGTTAATGAACTTACTTTTAACTACTTCCAATCCCTCGGCCAACATAGTCCAATCTGCAAATCCTCTGCGAAGTCTATGTTGTTCAAACTTATCTCTGGATCTTTGGTTATCTCCAGATTGATTGCTACATACTACTTTTACATACTGGGTCATATTAATGCCAGGGTTTAAGTAATAAGTAAGTTTGCCATTCTCTTCAAATATGAATAGTGAGCTATTGAAATAGTTCACTGCCATATTATATTGAGCTTCAAAAGTATCTAAAGCTGACATTGGCATTCTGACATTTACTCCAGAACTCATAGGATGTCCGGTAAATTCGTCTACTTTATATCCATGTCTCTTTCTGTCAAAAGCCATAACTACTCCAGCATCTGTCAAATTACTGAAGTCTTTGGTTTTCATAAACTTAGTTAGGTCCAATCCTGTTAGGTGTTTTATGATCTCTTCATCAGATCTTGGAATACTAATCTTAAGTTCTCTTGGGTCCATTTGTTCCTGAACGTCTGTATCTCTCCTGATACCTTCGTTTACAATATATTTAAGAGAAGCTTTTAGTTTCTCTAAATCTTCTGTAAGTGCTTTATCAAGACCATTTTCTATTACGTCTTTACGAATAGCTACAGTCAACTTCTCTAAGTCTTCTTTGGCCTTTAAATTAGCTTTAAGTTCTACTTGAAACATTAACCCCTACCAAGAGGAATGCCTTGCATTACTCCTTCACGTTTTTCTTGAGATAGGATTCGTTCCCATTCTTGACGCCAAAACATAATATTTTGGTCAGATACGGAACTTCCATCTTCTCCACGAGCCGCTAGCAATAGGCTCCAAATCGTGTAGTAAATAACAAAAAGTCTATAGTTTTCACTAAAGCCTCTTTGCTTGCTCAAATTAAGTTCTTCTCTCAAACGAAGAGAAGCGTCTCTTAAATGATCTTCAATAAGTTGATTTCTCTTACTAAGATCTTTCTTATAGAGATCTGGAAGAAAGTCGTCAATGTTAAATTTCTTTCTCCTAACATCGTCTACGGTTGCATATGCAGGTTCATGAGTTCCAATCTGTCCTGCATGAGCAGTAACTTGAAAGAACTCGTCACCAAAGTTATATTCTACAGAACCTAGGGTTCCTTGGTAGCTTATGATCCATTCGTCAAGAGGAGTCAAGTTTGCAGGGATGTCCCAGCTAAATTGATATTCAAACTCTTGACCAGGAACCAGTGATCCAGTCAAAGTAGCAATTACAATTGGTACAGGACTATCAGAATCATGAAGGAACCTAGGCTTAAGAATCTTAGCCACAGGAACAGTCAAATTGTCTACTTTAGTCTTAACACCATCATTGGTGAAAGTGATCTTAAAAGTAGCAGTAGTCCCTCTAACGAATGTATAACCGTCTTTTGGTTCCGTTCTAGTGCCCGAAACAGGGCTTAGCACTGTACTCATTTTTAGTTTTCCTTAACCTACAAATTTAATAGCAAGACTGACGGCAGCGCCAATTGCGGCTGTTAAAAGGCTCATTTTAACCATAAGCTCTACCTTTGCCTTCTCTAGGTCTACTAGCCTGTCCTCTGCCTTTGCAAGGCGTTCTGCAAGGTCGTCTAGTTCTGCCCTAGTAGGCTGGGTCTTTAAGTCGTCTCGTATTTCTTGTAGAAGTTCCTTAAGAAATTCTAGCTTTGCTTCCAGGCTCGCTAGTCTCTCGTTCGTCTGATTTTCTGCCATTTTGTGTTTCCTGATCTTTACGACATTCCTTAATGATTTCAGTAGCTTCTGTAGAAATCTCACTTAAGGTCTGACATATCTCTTCTATCTTATTATGTATACACTTTCTAAACTTTCGATTTTCCTTGGTTTTACTCATCTTAAATCCAACCATTCATTTTGGCTAGAATGAGATAAATACCTAAAATCATTAAAGATTGTAACCACATCCATAAATGAAGTTTACTTTTCTTGTTGGTGACCACTACTTGATGTCTACCATCTCTATTATGTCTAGCCATTATAATACCTTATAAATTATTTTTATGAGCGTTCACTACATTATCTAAAATGTTTGATTCACTCTGATTTAATTCTTCAGTAAATTCTATGGAACACACAGTACTGTTACAACGAACCACAAAAACTTTACCTGGAAGAGTGGACTCTATCTCTACGGCTAATCGGTCTGTGCGTAAAGGGTTATCAATATCATAACTATCATCGACCAAAGATCTAACAAATTGGTATATCATTACATATACCTCAATCTAATTCCGATATACTCTATTGATCCACCTATAGTGATATGATTTATATTTAAACCACAAAAATCTCCAGCTACTATTTGACTAAATACTGAAGAAACGTCTAGTCCAACTAATTGATTAGATTTTCCACTCAAATCATACAATATGGTAGTATTAGTTTCTGAATGTTGTTGAAAATTTTCTCCTATAGAAGCGTAGTCAGAAGAGAGATCAATATTTCTATTTGTTTGAGCTGCTCCAGAGGAAACTATGCCAACAGCTTCTATAGATACTAAAGAAATAAAATCATTAGGTATGGAGAAAGTGAAATTATAGTTTCCAGCAGAACCTACAGATCTATTTCTAAAATCTCCTAAGTTACTGTTATAATCGGTAGCTATATAAAATCTTTCTTTTACTGGCGATCCGCCACCACTAGGAATAAAAAACTGAGCCCAAACATTAGAAGCATTAAAATGCCAAACAGTATTAGTCCATTGGGTTCCGTTTACAACGAATATAAAGTCTCCTTTATTTGGTGCTCCATTTTTGGTTTGTCCATCTTTTTCGAGGACAAAAAGTAAAGAGGAGCCAGCTCCCGTAGTAGCATATACTCTGTTATTTTTTGTTGCATCTGATAAATTAGTAAAAAGAACCCTATCAGAATTTGTTATAGTTATTCCATCAATAATCGCTGAAGTTCCAGTAGGAAAAACGGTAGACACTCTATCAATAACTCTTATTGGTCTTCTCCAACTTTCTATTTTACTGCAAGGATTTAATGGCATATTAACTCTCTCCTAATGTCGGTTGTTCAGGAAAAACTATAGAAAATGGATCTCTATTTTCTCTATCAGTCGTAAGATTTAGATCTCTAAGATATTGCCAGTAATTTAACCATTCAATGTATTGTTCTGATGTTAGACTGGTTGTCGTTCCTCTGTCTATTTGATCTCTATGTCTTAATTTCAGCCATTCTGTTTGTAAGAACATACTTTCTCTAAGTTTTATTAATCTAAGCCATTCAAGTGCAATTATGTCCATTCCTGTATTATCACTAGGAGAGACCATATATAATTGTAACTTATTTTGCCACACATCTTCTGGTGTATCATCTGGAAGTTCTAAGGTACCTATTACATTGTTTTGGTAGTCAAGTATATTTCTGATCATGTTAAGTTACCGTCCATGAACCTAGTCTTATATGAAATACCGAAGTATGTCCTTGAGTACCAGAAGTCCCGTTAGATCCGGCAGTGCCAGTTCCTATAGGGGCTCCTCCGATACCAAAAACACCTCCAGCAACATTTAAAGTTCCTACCGATATTATATCTAAACTAACTATATATATAAAACCGCCGCCAGCTCCTCCTCCGCCTCCTCCGCCACCTGAATTACCGCTGACTGCATTGCCTCCATTACCGCCATTACCGCCAATGGCAGTGACTCCAGCAGAACTAGTATTCTCAAATGTTTTGGAAAAGATCAAAACTGCTCCGCCACCACTACCCCCAGAACCTCCAGCCGCCGCTGTTGCTAAAAGAGAGTTAGAACCACCACTACCTCCAGCACCTCCAGCACCTACGTCTTTAAAAGTACCCGCTGTTTGTTGATGTTCTTGACGCAACACTCTTTCTGGCCTGAAAGTAACTACCCCTCCAGCTTGAGAAGCTCCACCAGGAGTTCCTCCTCCGTTAGCACCTCCCGCTCCTCCAGATCCTCCATTATTTCCATATCCTACAGTTCCAGTAACCACTGGAGCTTGTGTATTTTGTGCTGCTCCAGCCCCTCCAGATTGACCCGTTCCAAATTCTACTCCTGGAGTAGCCACTGGAGCCGCTCCTGGAGTATTACCTACTCCATTGTTGCCGTTGGCCCCATTGTTGGATATCCTAGCGCTACCTGAAATAGTTAATTTATTTTTTACAAATATCTTGAATCCATTAGTATTAACTACGGCTGTTCCAGATAAGGTAAGACTAGAATAGAACATAGTTCTTGATAATGTAGTAGTTCCAGAAGAAAGAGATACTATTCCATCTGACCCGTCCCCAAAAAGCACAATTGATGTTGCTTCTTCTATAGCGCTTTGGGTGTCTAAAGAATCAAAATTATTGGTAGCTTTATCAAACGGTACCGCTTTAGCAACTGGACTCAAATAAACTGGACTATCCATTATGCGGCCTCCGTCACTCTACCGTTATTGCCAGCAGTAGCGGCAATCACAAATATGGTTGTTCCAGTCCCCGCTCTCCACGATGCAAATTGATTAGCAAATAAAGGAGTGCCGCTGGTAGTACTAACCGAATTAGTGTATCCCCAAAACCAAGTTACTAGGCTATTGTTATGTAGAGTGACAAATTTTCTATTAGCTAAAGAAGAACCACCAACTTTAACTTCCACTGCTGTAGTCCCTACAGTTATAGCTCCTTGAACTCCTCCAGCACTAGACACATCAGATACACCAACATCATTATTGTTGGATACTTTAGCTCTTATGGCAGAATTGGTCCCATCTCTGATAGTAGTATTAGTAGGAAACTGATTAGTTTCAGTAAATTGATTTCCGCTATGGTCATGTAAAGAAACATCTAGAGAAACAGTACTTGTGTCGGCTGTACCTCTTTTAGCAGTAATTCTCTCCGTTTGTTGGTTATCATCTGGGGTCACAGCCCTCTGCATACCAACTAATCCAGTATTATCTGGGTCTACATTAGTAGTTCCATTATAAACTCCATCTACTTCTACTGGAACAGGAGCCTCAACTTCTAAACAAATAGGCTCTTCTACAACAACAGGCAGAGGATTTGTAGAACTAAAATCGTTACCTTCAGAATCATGTAAGGCTACGTCTACGCTAACGGTATCATCATTTCCTATGCCCGTGCCTCTGATAGAGGTAGGACGCATAGTCTGTCTAGAGTCAGCAGCAGACGTATTTCTTTGTTGAGTTACGATTCCTATATTAGCTGGATCTGTATTAATGGCTCCATCAAATATGCCATCGTTATCAGTATTAAGTCTACGTTTTGTACCAGCTTTAGTTGAATCAATACCATCTCCATTCTGGTCATGTATTGAAACATCCATAGATACGTGAGTAGTGTCGTTAGTGCCACGTACAGACGTGGGCTTTTCTATTTGACGAATATCACTGGCAGAGGCATTTCTCTGTTGAGTAACAACCCCAACGTTGGCAGGGTTAGTATTATTAACGGGATCGTAAGTCCCGTCGATAGCAGTTTCTCCTTGTTCGCTCAATCTCTGAGATTTATCTACTCCAGCGGGATCATTTCCATGACTTTCTACATGAAGATTTAAGTCGGAATCTACTTGAGCTTTGATTGCTGGATTAGTACCGTCTCTTATACTAGAATTTGTAGGAAATTGATTAGTTTCTGTGAATTCATTACCTTGATGATCGTGCAGGGATACATCAAGGGAAGTAGTATTAGCATTAGCTCCAGTACCAGTTTTAGCAGTTACTCTTTTAGAATACTGGGTATCGCTGGGACTTAAATTTCTATCTTGAACTTTAAGTCCAATATTGTCGCCGTCTGCTGCGTCAACTTCTACATTAGCATTAATAGACCCATCTGGCTCTACTCGTATATGTGCGCCAGTATCGGGATCTTCTACTGCTACTTCATCTTCGTCTGAATCTAGATTTACTTGAGCTTGAACATTTTGAGCAACGAAGTTACCATCAACAGCAATACGACGAACTCCATTGGAGTCCTCTACTGTTGAAACAGGTTTTCCTGTTACAGGATCAACTAATACTGTCCCTTGGGTCACGCCCTTGGGAGTAAATTGAGTTCCTGCGGATTTGTTCTTAGTGCTCATTTACTTACTCGTTTTTTAAGACGTTCTTCTGATTCTCTGCATCTATTCTCTGGTTAATGGCCTCTAAATGAGGTTGAATTTCTTCAGAGATGAACTTAGCCCATTTAGCTTTAAGTTCTTTTACAGACTTATCTATCTCTTTTACTTCTTCACTAGGAGAGTAACTTTCCATTACATCTCCAACTAATTGCAATTCCATTCTTTGAGCATCTAAATGTATATACATTAAAACTTCCCTTCTGCTTTAAGTTTAGCTAGTTGACCAATAACTTGATCTCTATATTCTTTAAGTTCTTTTTTAGGAACGAATTTAACTTCAATTCCCAATTCAGGAAGTTTTGGATCTTTTAAGATATGTAGATTGCAATGTCCGCTTGGGCTCTCTTCAGCGGCATCATACTTACAAAGTGTGCCGCCTTGAACCCTAAAAGAACATTTGGTGATATCAGGAAGTTCTGATTGTAGTTCTTGAATCTCTTCTTTAACCTCTTTAATTTCAGTAACTTCTTGTTGAGCACTTTCTATAGTTTCTTCTAACTGAGAAATCTTAGCTTCAATAGCTTGTTTTTTAGAAAGTTCTTCTTCTCGTGCAGCTTGCTCTGCTGCATTAGTTTGTTCCCTGTTTAGTTTATCCTGAGCTTCTTTAGCTTCTTTTTCAGCTTCTACAGCTTTCAAGTAACTCAAATAAACATCTTTACCGTACACAGTCTCAATGTCTTTTGTTCGACCGATAAAAGGTAAGGATCTTAGATAAGTTAAAGGAAATTCCTTTGCTTTACTAAGATTAGGAAACTTTCTTAATCGAAAGTAGTCTTTGCTATCTTTATCAACTACGGCGTAACTGTCTCTAAATTTGACGTTGTGAATTTGTCCATTGATCCCTCTAAGACCATGTTTAATCACTACGTAGTTGCGGTCTCTACCGCTTGCTTTAATTCCCCACATATATATCTCCTCCAGGCTCTACCTGTTGTGGTTTATTACACATTAGAAAGAAAAGGAGAGAGGAGCCATAAAGCTCCCCTCCCCTAGTTTAGATTACTCGCTACCGAGTGGTAGAATGTATTGCATTCGTGCGAGGTTCAATCTGTTGTACAGAACGAATCCGCAGTACCATTTCATACGGTATTGGTAAGCGTTCTCGTTCTCACGAGGACCAACATACTCAAGCTTCAAGCCAGCGTTGTTGGCGGAAGTAAATCCGACAACACCTTTTAGCTCACCCCAAGCACCGGCATAAATGGTAGAACCATCAATGCGTTCGGCAACAATAACTTGTTGACCAACGGTGAAAAGAGAAGCAGTGTTGACTGCTTGACGACTTTGTAGTTTATTGGTTTCAGGGTCCATGAATTGACCAGTTACGGTCAAATCAAGAGTAACAGTGACTGCACTGGTTACTGGATAACGGTACAAGAGACCATCAGAACCCCTCATCAAAACGTGTTTAACGTTGCCTGCGCCAAGAGTGGAAGCAGGGTCAGCGCTAACAGTAATAGTGTCAGCGTCAACGATTGATGCGAGAGTAAGAGCGACTTTATTTACAGGTTGTGCCCGTGAAATAAAATCGTTACGGAATACAGGGATGTCTTGATACATCAACATAGGTTTAGCAGAGC